GGGAAGGCCTCGGTCGTTGTGCCCTCCCTAGTTGGCGCGTCCCCTTCTTCCACGGGAAGCCGTGCTAACTGACTGTCGGTCGACGGGGCACCCAATTGTGCCAGCGCCTCCTCGAGAGCCCTTATTGCTACGGCTCGCGCCACGCCCGCTTCGGCCTTTGCCGGCGCGGGCACCGCCACCTCTGTTACCATTAGAGCCTCCCGGTATGCGGGCTTGCTCTGGGCGGCTTGTAAAATGCGAGCTACCTTTTCCACGAGGCGGTCCAGTGCGACCAGGTCCTGGGCTACTGCAGCCTTCACTCCCTTGTCGTTCGTTGCTTGGGAGACTGCCTGTAGTGCTTCCTTGGCCTGAGTCACTGCTGACCGAACCCGGTGCGGTAGCTGTTCTAGTGTGGCTAAGCAATTCATCTCGTTGCTTGATGATACTTGAATACGATAGGGCCACGGACATATCCACACTTCCATCATCTTCGACGTGAAATTTGCGCCGTTTTCCACCATCTCTGGTGTGGATATAAGGTAAGTCCCAGACCGATGACGCAGTTTTGTATGCTACGATGAGGAACCTCAGTGCCTCTGCATCACAACCGATCCTCTTCGCCATTAGGACCAGAGTGTCGTCGTACTTGTCCTCGACCTGTGGCCAACTGTCAGTTGGTATCCTAGCCCAATATAGGGCATCCCTTTGTATGTCCTTGCGGGCCAATCTTCGCGAATGGTTAATGTCTGCATTGTAGAGCCGCTGGACCATTTGACAATACTCACTGATGAGCGGTGTCATTCCGTCAGTCACTAAGTAAGAGTCACAACGATCGTAGGCGGCGTCTGCAATTGGCACGTCAGCGTGCCGGAATGTCATGTGCAGCTTTTCGATGGTTCTCAGGGGGTCCTGAATACTATGTGTGCAACAGTTCAAACAAGTAAAGACACGCCCGAGAAAACATAGTCCATGTTCCGGGTCATACTCCACTGTCTTCAGCGTTAGACCAAAGTCCTTACAGACCAGGGCCATGAAGGGCCCGACGCTGCTCGTCGTCAAGCCATCGTCACCGGCCTTAGGCCCCAACCCCCTGAACACCAGTTCCGGTTGCAGGTTTGGGTATGTGTGCCTTATGGCCACGTATTCCATTGCTGCGTTGAACAATGTGTTTCCGAGGGTCGTCGTTGGTGAGCCTGACTTGACCCCAGGTCCTGCGTCGTAAGAGAACCCGAACCGCTTGGACCTGGCGCATGCTGTCACTAAACTGTTCACAATGCGCTGTATTTCGCTGTGATGTTCGATTTTGAATGCGCGTTTCATCACTGCGCCCAGCACGTTGTAGGACAACCAGGGAGATATGGTCCCGTCCATGTTTGAGAAATCTGTTTCACAAACTTGGCCGTGGTTGACCTTGAAGTAGGACGCCACTCCTTCTGCGATCGCAGTTGGAGTGGACGCTGAGAAATACCAGGGACAATTTGGTTTCAATATGTCACTGGTTACCTTAATCGCGAACTTTGAAACGTGTGCAACAAATCTGATATCTTTGAAACCGGAAATCAATCGTGGCGTTTTGTTAGTTGCCTCATTCTTGATGAACGAGCGAATGTCACTGGACGGCTGACCGCTCAGTGAATCCAACACACCTTCAACGAGTGCTTTCTGCCTTGGTTTGTCCAATGCATCCAACACCTCGTCTGTGGTCATTGGGTCCAACTCGTGTGCGTTGGGGACAACGAACTCCACAAATTCACGAATGAATTTCTTGTACCTCTCGCCTTTTGCGCCGGTAGGTTCTTGGGTGTTGACCACAAGCCTAACACGGCGGACGATGGTTTCGGCCATGACCCCCGAATCATTTAGTATTGGGGCCAAGGCAGTGTCGGCTATGATTGGCGCAGCAAATGCCCTAGCGCTGATCTTTGCCTCAGAAATGTCGCCGATGCAACTGACGGGCCAGAAGCCCTTAACGTTTGTGCTTAGCTGTTGGGACCGTACGCTGGCTAATGCTGAAAGTCCGGCCTCGCCTTGTAGGCCGGCCATGCCAGGCGGGCCTGTGCTTCGCGTGGCCACAAAGTATTGTGTTATATGCCGC